CATGGGAGTAAAGACAATGAACCTGATAGACACGACCATGTTTCAAATTATCGTAATCAGGGCCGTAGTAGCGAACCAAGCGAGGACGCATAAAAAAATCACCTCATATAAGGTGATAATAGTACGATTGAACAAAAATATCAATTTGCATATTTACTAAAGATTTCGGCCTAGTTCTAGGCTAAATGCACAAATGTGCACGAAACCAAGAATGTAGTTCTATTTCAGTTTACCAATAAATTTTAAACTTTATTATCTATTATTTTTTAGGAACTTGTATCCTACGGGGGTCTCCTACTAAACATTTTATCTTGAAATACTGCATACGTTCTAGACATGTGCAAGCAACTTCTACTATGACACGCAAAGTGACCTTTGGTGTCACTCAGCACAGTTAACATCAAGAGAGTTAACTGTGCTGAGTGTACGCCTAATGTAAATGGACGTACAGGCGGAGACCCACGGCGTTTAGACCGTGGGTCTCTTTTGGCGGCTGACGCCGCTTTTTAAGAAAAAATTTCTTTTATGATTTTTAGAGCAGCGGCCGTGACTACGGACAAAGACAAAACCATGATGATACTTTCCATACTTAACCTCCAATCATTTTTAAAAGACTTGAAAGCGACAAACCAATATTTCCGGCCATCTGATTCATAAAACTACCGTTACCAAAATGAACAGCCTTATCCCAATTGATATCCGAAGCATACTTAGAAGCGTCATAGGACTTATCAGCTCCATACTTGGAGCCTTCCAAATGTTGATCCGCAGCATACCGAGTAGCGGCAGAATTCACGGAAGAACCAAAGATAGACGCTAAAGCGGCCTGACCAGCGGCATACCGAGTAGCAGAAGAACTCATAGCGGCGGCATCACGAGTAGCACCAGCATGAATACCAGCTTGCCGAATACCAGCGGCGGCAGAAATCTGAGCAACAATATGCTCCATAGCGGTGTACTTGTCTGCAACGGCTTCCTGAGTACGGGCGTTTATATTTGCACTCTGTAACGCCGTCTGAGCGCCCAAGATGGAGCCGAGCAAGTTAGCAATAGCACCGGAAGCGGCTGTATCTGCGTCGGCCTTAGAACCGCTTCCAAGGGACGCTGAAGCGGTCGCACCGGAACCAACGGCGGCGCCGTTGCCATTCATAGCAGAAAGAACAGGATTCAAGCCAGCGGCCATAAGGTCACGGACTTCTCTTTGATGGGCAGTATTGGACATCATTTCTTGCCACTGACGATTTTTAGCGGCCTCGGCGGCATTAAAGTCCATCTGCTTTGCAGTCATTTGCTCTGTCCAATCACGCTGAACTTTAGCTTGCTCAGCGTTAAAAGCAGAATTAGCTTGTGCAACACCTTTCAAACCAGCGATCTGATCAGCGGCACGGTTGACAGCCGGAGCGGCTCCGACACCATCCATTTCGTAAGCGGAAGTAGTGGTACCAAATGCCATTATAACAACTCCTTTCAGAAAAAACAAGAGGGGGCAAAAGCCCCCTCTATGAATCAATGATGATCAATCAGGCCGGGGACGCTGTACATAGGCATAGGCCGGGTACAATAGTTCTTCACGTAGATGTCAGCAAAAAACTGATTACTAACAGCAGATGTGACAGCCAAAACACGATCAATGTTTGCCTTGTCCTCTCTGATCCACGAATCAGATAAAGAAGGAAGGGTGCTGTAATCATCAGCCAGATGCCAAACATCCAAAGATTGGGCATACGCAGACCTCATTTCTCCGGTCACCATATTAGGCTTATAGCGGTATTCGGCCCATGCTTCCTGATAGCCAAAGACTTCGTTATCCTTATCATTGCCTTGTGCAAAGATTTCCTTGTTCTTGATAGCCTGTTCACCGATGTTAGCGAAAACGGGCCAATAGAAATCAAACTTATCCTTGCGAGACCACAGGCGGCTAAGGCCCTGCTGATAGGTGTGGTCATAACGGGCAACCATAACACCGATAATCAAACCGTGCTCCGTAAAAGACTTGGTAAAGTCGGAATGCTTATCCGTGGTAAGGGACTGACCAACAACAGTACCTTGGGGCGTAGTGCCGGACTGAGTGCCGGACTGCTGTACAATCTGATTGACATTGATAGGAACTCTGTTACCGCCGAGATATTCAGGCCGCTGTAAGCGAGCATCCGGGGAGGTCACACCAAAGAAGGAGCGAACAACTTCCGTATAGCGAGAACCGCCACGGGCCTGACGCTCATAGAATTTTTGAATCTGGAAAGCAAGACGAAGCTGGTTAATGGTAGCGGCGGCGGCGTTACCATCAGCAACAGCCCAAAGGTTAGCCGGGGCAATATCCCAACCTGCGCTAGCACCTTCCGAAACAGTCATAGAACCGGAAAAATACTTAGAATCAAAGCCACCGCTACGAGGTTTTTGACCAACAGCAATACCTAAACCGTCAAGCAAAGAAAAACCCGATCCATCTAATTTTTGCCAAGCAACAGAAGCATTAGACTTACTAGAATCAACATATTGATTAAGAGAGACAACCGGATAACTACCAGCCTGTGCAACAGGAATCGTTACATCCGGGCCTTTCTGCGGAGCGGGGAGAGCAGAAGTGAAATAGTCATGGTACTTGGCAGCGATGAAGGGCTTACCGCCCTTAGCCACATCTGTCACAAACGTGCCAGAATTGACACCAGCCACGGTACTATCATCCGTGGGCACAACAAGAGGATCTTGGAGGTTCTGATCTCTAAACCACTCATTCATGATCAGGGCATAAGCCCGGAAGGGAAGAGCAGACACAGAGAGACCAGCAACGCCAGTTGGGATGCCAAAATAGTCAGCAAGAGTTCCAACACTCCATCCTTGACCAGCTGGGCTTGTAATCTGGGGCATAGTATACTCAGTCTGCGGAATCCATGCACTCTCAGTGTTTTCACCACAAAACTCCTTCCAATGATCCCACACAAGACGATTCGGGACAAAGAAATAGTAGGTATCCAGATATACGTTGTCCATCATAGGGGTGAGCAAAGTCTGCATACGGACAACCTTGGATGTGTCTACGCTGAACGTATCGCCGGGTAACACTTCTTCGAGGAAAAAAGGGACTACGTCACCGGCATTGAACGAGGTCTTGAGGGATGCAGAGCGGTCAAAGCGAGAACGAGAGATATCTACATGGGGGGACAAACTGAAATGAGATTCGGTATTTCTGTTCATTCTTTTGTAACCTCCTTAGTTTCAACCTGAGGAATAGCAGGGACAGGCTCAGCAGGCTCTTTCTTAATTCCGAGCCGTTCGAGGAAATCAGCTTCACCAGAAGCGGCAAGAAACTCCGTGAAGCTGTTGCCGAACTTCTCACGAGTTTCCACAGGCAGGGCCAAAAACTGACGCTCCATTTCATTCATGTGGTTGAGGGCTTCGGCATAGGTCTTGGGGAAATCGAGGAAATCACCATAGAAACCCTGCTTCTGAGAAAGGGCGTCAACATCGCCGTTGGCGTAACGCTTCATGAGAACGTGAATATCACAGCTTTCGGCGTAGGACTGAATATAGTCATACAGGTTTTCACGACCGGATTCCTCAAGCACTACACGGCCTTTTTCATCATAGTGACCGGCATAGGTGATATGCTCAGGAGAACCGGGGTCAGAAAAGATGCGGTCACGGGCATCATACTGAGTTTTAAACTCCATATTGTCACTCCTTTACAATGCACTGGGCGGCGTCACAAAGCTGGCGGGGAGGATTCAGCGGCTCAATATAGCCGCCGACGTTGTCAAAGGTGGCGAGCTTATACAAAGCAAAATCGTTGGGGTGAGATGCAAGCAGGGAATCAGGCTGTCTCACAGCATGTTCAAAGTTGCGGACGGCAGTAGCATCATTTACATCAACGGTGCAGGGCATGAACGTGGACTTAGCGTCCTTGATAGCATAGATACCAGTAATCATATAATCAGACCTCCACAGTAATTTTCTTATCAGGATACTGAGCAATAGCATCCTCAACGGCATGTTTAATCATCCACAAAGGAACAACAGCCACGGGAACACCATCAACACAAACAGAAACAGAACTCACAGCCGGATACCTCCACGGAAGATTTTCGGAGCGATGTTAATTTTCTTGGACTTAGCGGCGGTTCGGGAAAACACCTTCTTGTCTTTACGCTTGAGCATTTTCATTACAAATTCCTCCTTAACGATTTTAAACGGTTGGACTGTTTTTCTTCTTCAACGTCTCTCAGTTCATAGGAATCAAGAGACGTATTAGACAACTTAGCTTCCATGGCCTGTTGGGCCAGCTTAGCACGTAGGGCTTTTAACTCTGCGGACTTTTCGGGGCATTCGACGTCGTAGAGTTTATCGTAGTACCTCGGCGGACGGAACTTTTTTCCGCCTTTCGGCGTAGAAACGTTGATATACTGTTCTTCAACGCAGTGAGGGTTTTCGTCAAAATACTGACGTGCAATCCCAGGCTTTCGGGACATGAGTGTAAACTCAGGCTGAATATTGTGGTCTGCATAAAACTTAGCTTCCTTTCCTTTCAGCTTTTTCATCACGTAGCGAGCAGTGTAAGCACAGGATTCCCACGTGACTTCACCAACAACTACATAGCCATAAGGCCAACACTCTTGGAGAGAGGGACTGTTATAATAAGTGTAATACTCACCTCCTTCCTTGACAGTTTTATAGGGTTGGAGATCATCCAAGTGCAAACCGAACAAAATAGCGTGATAATGTGGCCGGAACGTCTGAGAGCCGTACTCGCCGGACATGAAGAACCGAATTTTATCATTTTCAAATTTCTTCCGAATACGCTTCATCAAAAGTTGGAAATCACGCTTTTGCAAGGTCAAAGCTGGGATAGCTTCACCAGTTTCAGGATCAGGGTAATAAGTACGAGGAACGTGGTCATCATCATAGGTGAACGTGCAGAACCAAGCGGAATCATGGTACTTAAGTTCAAGCAAACAACGGTTTGCCCATTGCCTTGAATAGTCAATGCGGCATCCGATACACTGACCACAGGGCAGTGGAACGAGAGCGGAACGAGGATAGCGGTGGTTGTGCCATTCGACATAGGTTTCACGGTCATCCGGGGTATAACCAAGCATTTTCAACTCAGCTTTTCCGTTTTCCTTAGTACCGATACGAACGGCGTAAATGGGATGATAGCAAGGCACTCATAGCACCTCACAATTTCCGGCATAAACATATGCCTTTTCGTTGTGATCATCAATCAGCATGAAGCCATGGGAGTAAAGACAATGAACCTGATAGACACGACCATGTTTCAAATTATCGTAATCAGGGCCGTAGTAGCGAACCAAGCGAGGACGCATAAAAAAAT